GTTTTATTGGGTTTATTTAAATTTTTTAAATTTGTTTGAAGTGTTGTATTTGTTTTTTGTATAGCAGTTAATTGTTTAGCAGATGCTTTTAAAAATGTCGATATACTTTTATCAAACGATTTAATTAATTCGGAAAATTTATTTGTTTTAGTAAAAATTCCAAAAATTTCAGCGTACCTTGTTTTTTCTGATTCAGTTAAATTTTTATTTTCTGATGAATTTTCTTTAGCTCTTGTTTTTCGGTTTGTGTCTTCAGTATCTTGCGCTTTAGTGTAATTTCTACCACCGATATTATCAAGCATTATGCCTGTTTGAGCAGATAAATCAACAATCGCTTTATTAAGCGTTTGTAAAAATATAACAACATTTGATTGTAAAACATCAACCATATATGTTATTATTTAATGAAAGTTGTTATTCTTTAGTAAAGAATTGTGTATCAATACTTAGTTCAACACCGTTAATTGTTAAATATTGTGTTTCTGCTACTCTAAAACTTGATATGTAATCAAGAATTAATTGATTCAATTGAACTGGAAGTCGTTCAACAATTTGATATTTTTCTTTATTGTTAATTGTATCAAACTCAATTGTTTCTGAATTAATTGTTATTGACTGAATAAACTTAGTAATCTCAAATACATACAACTCACTTGCAATATCACTTATTTGTGCGTTATTATTGTTTTTATATGTTTGTACCAATGAATTATTAACCTGTGAGTCAGTTTCTAATGTCGGAATTTTAAGTTCCACAGCAAAAACATCTTTGTATTTTACAGTTTCAGTTAATTTGTTTTTAAAAGTTAATTTATTACTTAAAATAATTGATAATTCAACGTCTTGTTCATTTACTTTATATGTTGATCCAAATGCTTGAACTCGTAATGCAACAATAATAGGTAATTTATCAATTACGAGCAATTGATGCTTGTCTATATTGTTTTCTATAATAATATTATTAATGGTATTATTGATATAAATACCGGCTAAACTACCATCTAAACTTGACTTGATTAAATCCTTTTGTTGTTTTACTGATAACGGTAAAAACTTTACGGTACCACTCAGTGATGGGACATCAACATCTATAATATTTTCTTTATTTAATGTTTGTATTTTTGTTAAGAAAGTATTGATGTTGGACATAAAGTTATTTATTGTTGATGATACAAATTACAACTGCGGTATATTTTCGGTGGGGTTCTCAGGGGACTGATTTTGTTTTTTCCTATTTTCATCAAATAATGTAATATACATATAACTTTCAGCTGGGGTTTGATTGATTACACTAGTATAATCAAATTTTAATAGATTTATCATATTAAAGTAAAGTTGGTACACACCATATAATTTTTCTGAAAATATATTTTTGATAAAGTAACACATATTATTATTAAATGGGTTCATTGATATTTTTTCTGTATTAATTTTATCAATTTTATGCATTATATTAAATTTGTCTCCTTGTTCACTCATTGTATTAATATATTCTATTATTTTTTGTGTTTTATTTGCAGGAATAATTTTTAAAATTTCAGTTTTTTGTTCAATTGTGTCCATATAATATGTTTCATTATTATCTACAATTTTATCAATAACTTGAGTCATAACTGAATCAAATCCCGTCAAATATAACATTTTTGGTATGTTTAATACCAGTTGATACATATTATCTATTGATATTAATTGCTCAAAATTAGATATAGGGTTTGTATATTTGTTTATGATGGTATGCAAATGTACACTTAATGTGCTTTGATTTGAAATGGAATTAAATTTAATTTCATTGCCTATACAAATAGACCGTATGTTTAATAACATTAAAAATTTATCAACATTATATAATTTTGTGTAAACTGTTTTATCAATTAATAATTCTTGAATTAGTTGTTCAAAATAATCAAATAGTCCAGTATCATCTGAATTTGTAATAAACTTATTAATTATCAACATGTGTCGATTTAAAAGTTCAGAGTATCTTACATTTCCATCAAAAACTGGCAAATATTGATTAATAGTGAACACTGTTTTAACCTGTTATTGGTTGTACTAATTTATATTGATAGTTCGTAAATGTCCAGTTAATTGTTCTAATTAAAACATCTTCAGAAACATAATTTAACGATAATGGTTCAATATTATGTGGTACACAATTGAAAAATTCGTGTATTTTTCGTTGAGGCCTTGCTTTTGAACCATTGGATCGAGTATATTGCACAATTTGAATATTTGCTTTGATAGAATATTGTGGTGGTCTAGCTAATAATCCACGGTAACTTGCTGTAATTATCCATGGACGTATAATTCCATCAATAAAATCTAAATTAGTTTCAAGAAATTCGATACCAAGTGTTCGATTATTGCCACTTAATCTGTCCCCTCCAGCGTTACCTTTGATGAACCCTCCCATTCCATCGATTCCTGCGTCAGTTGGTGAAAAATTTTCACCGGGGATGCTTGCTTTTTGTACACAAAATAATCCCAACCCGTCTTGGTTTGGTTGTGTCTGTTCATTGAATAATAAATTTTGAATATCTTGATCAGTTACAAAAGTAGATTTGTCTAATATTGTATTACTGCCTATATTTCTTAGTAATGTTTCTTTATTCAACCCGTTGATAGGAGTAATCTGTGCAATCCATTGGGTTTGCAATGGTACACTATGTTCCCATTTACTTAATGTTTGTAAAAATTGTTCTCTTGAAGATGCCACGTAATTATTTAATACGTGGCATTAGATTTACGCTGGGATTGGTGGAGGATTTGATGTACGCTCGTAGAAATGATATGCAACTGTAGTGTCAAATGTTACAATTGAACCTGTTCCTTCTGCCATTGTGTAATTTAATGGTCCCACTGAACGAATTGAACAACCAATCAATTTATATTCCGCAACAGGGTTGAGTCTAGGGTCTAATTGAACTAATGTAATAACTGAGTTACGAGTTGGTGTTTGATAATAACCTGTACTTGTTCTATCATCAAATGTCAAAAATGATAAATTTTCAAATTTTTGACGTATGCTAGAATTCTCATCACAATAAAATGTCAGTGAGTATGCATTACTATTTGTATAAGTCATTGCTCCAGGCAAGTTGAATGTAAGTCCCATGTACTTAGCTTCAACATTTCCAATTTCACGCCCTGGTAAAACTGCTGTTTTAGCGTAAATCAGTTCCGATTCATCAAAACTGATCGGTGGTTGTACATCACCAAAATCCATACCAATCAACCGAAATAAGAAATCTCTGGTAAATTGACGTTCTTGTATTGTTTGGAAAAAGTCTCTAATAGTCTGTGACATAATGAAATTATTTATTCTTTCCAGTAAATAATTTCAGTTATTTTACACATAAAAGTGTACTATGATTCACATGACGTGCAATTTAATATGCTTCGAGCCAACTCTTGTGATGGATTAGCTGATCTCTGATAGTATAGACTCTTGATCCCTTGTTCCCAAGCAAATATCATAAGCTCGTTGACGTCTTTAGGTTTTGTGTTAGGAGGAATTTTAATATTCAATGATTGCCCTTGATCAATATATTTTTGTCTTTGCGCAGCTTGAATAATAACTTCTTTTTGTGAAACTTCACCAAACGTCTTGAACACAGCTTTTTCAGCATCAGTAAGAAAATTCAAATGTTGGACTGACCCACCTTTTACTAATATAGATTTCCATACCTCATCAGTATCTTTATCTTTTAACTTTAAAAGTTCCTTTAAATATGTATTCTTAAATGTAAACTTTCCTTTTGCAAGATCTTTAGTAAAGTAATTACTATCTAATGGTTCTATACTCGGAGATGCTTGACCAATAATAAATGAACTTGATGTTGTGGGTGCAATTGCAAGCAAGGTGGTGTTTCTCCTACCATACCCTTTCAATAATGGTGGCTCACCTAACAATTTAGCCAATTCAACAGATGCTTGATTAGATTTTTCCTTGATAAATTTCCAAATTTCAGCATTTAATAATTTTGATTCAAATGATTCAAATGCCACCATCTTAGATTGTAATAAACTGTGCCATCCAAATACACCAACACCTAATGCACGCTGGTTGATTGCAAATTTACGTGGTGCTTCCATGAATTTAACATTTTCAGTTTTGTTGATAAATTCTGTCATTACTGCATCAAGAAAATATACTAACGTTTCAACTGCATCTGTGTCTTTCCATGTATCCCATGTAACTAAGTTGAGTGATGATAAGTCACATACAAATGATTCATCAATTCCATTACTAAGAAATATTTCTGTACAAAGATTTGTATGATTAATTTTCAATCCTTTATCTTTATAAACATCTGGTGCTGAATTATTTACGGTATCACTAAAAAATACGTAAGGGTAACCAGATTCAAATCGTTTTTGTATAACTTTACCCCAAACTTTTCGTTTTGGTTTATCACCACCTAACATAGATTTCATCCACTCATCAGTTACACAAACACCTATAGAAATATCTTGAATACTGTTTCCTTCAGATTTGATCTTAAGGAACTCTTCAATATCAGCATTATCAATAGGTAAATATGCAGCAAATGAACCACGTCTGACGTTTCCTTGCGAAACCACACCCATTAGTTCATCAAACAATTCCATGAAACAAACAGATCCGGTTGATGTACCACCAGATGAAAT